GGGATGGAAAGATTCGGTTATTGGATTTAAGAAACTTTCAAATATATCATGGTCTTACTCCATATATTAAAGAGTTTTGTGATGAACGAGGGTATGAATGTTTAATTGATGATGATGTTAATTCAACTGATGTATTTTCGGTTGTCGAAGCTAAAGAGTTCGCTGATACACTAAATCTCCCTCACATAGTTAGAGACTATCAACTAAAGTCATTCATCACTGCTATACGCAATAAAAGGCTTCTCCTGTTGTCTCCAACAGCGTCTGGTAAGTCTTTAATATTATACTTGATAGTCAGACATCTTTTGTCCAATGAGCTGAAAAAAGGTCTTCTAATCGTTCCTACAACCTCACTAGTTGAACAGATGTATACTGATTTTAAATCGTATGGATTTGATTCTGAAAAATATTGCCATAGACAATACTCTGGTAAAGAAAAACACACAAACAATTTTTTAACAATTACAACATGGCAATCTGTTTATAAAAACTCACCCGATTACTTTGAACAATTTGATTTTGTATTAGGTGATGAAGCACATCAATTTAAAGCTAAATCATTGGCAACAATTATGTCTGCTTGTACAAATGCTAGATATAGAATAGGAACAACAGGTACATTAGACGGCACACAAACACATCGTTTGGTACTAGAAGGACTTTTCGGTCCTGTTTATCAAGCAACAACAACCGCAGACTTAATTGCCAAGAAACATTTATCTGATTTTAATATAAAATGTTTGGTGTTAAAGTATCCTGAGCCAGTTTGTAAACTATGTAAAACATGGGACTATCAACAAGAGATTGACTACATTGTTAAGAACAATGCTCGTAATGATTTTATAAGAAACTTGGCGTTATCACTCAATGGTAATTCACTTATACTATTTCAATTTGTAGAGAAACACGGTAAAGCTTTATATGCCAACATAAAAGAACATGCGAAAAAAAGAAAAGTTTTTTTTGTATTTGGTGGAACTGATACTGAAACAAGAGAGGCTATTCGAGGAATTACAGAAAAAGAAAAAGATGCTATCATTGTTGCATCATATGGCACTTTCTCCACAGGCATAAATATAAGGAACTTACACAACATCATCTTTGCATCACCAAGTAAATCTCGTATTCGTAATTTACAATCAATTGGTCGAGGTCTTAGAGTTGGTGACGATAAAAGAGCAGCAACACTATTTGACATTGCAGATGATTTTAGAGTTGGTAAATTTACCAATTATACACTAAAACATTTTATTGAGAGAATGAAAATTTATGATGACGAGAAATTCAAATACAAATTCTATAACATCGAGCTAAAAAATGGATAATCAACAAAACATTAAATTAGTGAGGCTTCAATCTGGAGAAGATGTTATTGCTGACATCACTTCTGATTCAGATTCCACAATACTAAACAATCCCATGGTTCTCATGGTTAGACGCTCACCCAAAGGCTCGGTAATGATGATGGTACCATGGTTGCCAATTGAGATAATATCTGATAATATGGCTACATTAAATAACAGAGAGATTGTTACCTTTACTAATCCTAAAAACAGTCTAATTGAATATTATTTAAATGCAATTAAAACAGTTGCTGATGAAGCTTTACATTCAGAAGGCATTCTTGAAGAGTTTAATTTAAAAAATGTAAATCAAGCTACAGATGACTTACTTGCAAGTAGAGAAATTGAAGAATACTATGATGATGATACATCGGTAATGGATGAATATTTAAACAAGATGAATAAACCTGATAAGAGTAAACTACACTAATATGACAATAGAATATAATGAAAAGAATTTGAAGATGGTCTCTGATGCAATATATAATAATTTATCAGATGATATGTTACCTAAAAAATGGATTGAAAGAAATAAAACTAATCCAATGTTTGGGCATTGTCACACAGCTTCAGGTTGTTTGCAAAAGATATTTGGAACTAAAACAATAAAAATGCATCGAGCATTAGATGATGAAAACATCTATCATTGGTGGTGTGTAGATATTAATGGAACAGTAATAGATTTAACAGCAAAGCAATACACTGATTTTAATAGAAATCCTCCTTATGAAAACGGAACAAAAATGGGAATGTTAGGGTTTGGTTATCGAAAAAGAGTATTATCACTTTTAGATAAAGTAACATATGATTTGGGTTTTCAACCAGGATGGTAGCAGTAGCTATTGAATCATTTAATTAAACAGGACACCGCTACCATAACTCTTGTCAAGCACTTTGTCAAGCGAAATGAAGGCAAACTTAAAATAAAAGGTATATTATGACTGACCAAACAGAAACAAAAGTCCCAAAAGAAAAGAAAGTGAAGAAAGTTGCCACTAAAGCGCCAGCGAAAAAAAGAGTAAAACATTATGTAAACAATGCTGACTTCTTAGCGGGATTGATTGAATACAAACGATTGTGCGATGTTGCAGATAAAGCTAAAGAGATTCAGCCACAAGTTCCTAATTATATTGGTGAGTGTTTTCTCAAGATTGCAGAACATCTATCACACAAACCTAACTTCGCATCGTACTCATTTAGAGATGAGATGATTGCCGATGGAATTGAGAATTGTATGATGTATTTTAGAAACTTTAACCCCGAAAAGTCAAAGAATCCATTCGCTTACTTTACCCAAATTATCTATTATGCTTTTCTCAGAAGAATTACTAGAGAGAAAAAACAACTATATGTCAAATATAAAGCTACTGAGCAAATAGGTATTTTAGATGAGTTTGAGATGCTAGAAGACAGCGAAGGGAATACAAGACAATTTGAACTCTATGAAAACATATCTGAATTTATATTTAACTTTGAAGAAAGCAAAAGAAAGAAGAAAGAAGAGAAAATAAAAGGCCTAGAAAAGTTTGTAGAACCAGATGTGGCACCTACGCCTGATGCTTAAACAATTGCCTCTATTAATATTGGTTTCTTGTATAATGTCTTCTTGTGGTAATATAAATGTAAAGACTATGCAAGAGTGTAAATACGATACTAATGATTTACAAAAATGTGGTCTTAATAAACTTGTTTCTGGAGAATGGAATTGATAGAAGATAAAATTAGACACCTTGAATCAAAACACAAAGAACTTGATGTTAAAATTAAAGAATCATATTCACAATATCTATCTGATGCACTTATGGTTAAAATGAAACAAGAAAAATTACAACTAAAAGATAAGATAGCCAAACTAAAAGAAGACTAGATTATGAAAATGGTAATACTTGGGGACACACATTTCGGAATGCGTGGTGATTCTATTATCTTCCATAAACACTATGAGAAGTTCTACGATACGGTATTCTTTCCGTATCTGAAAGAAAATAACATAGATACGGTATTTCAAATGGGTGACTTATTTGACCGCCGAAAGTTTATCAATTTCAACTCCCTATTCTTATGTCGTAAATATTTCTTTAATAAACTAAAAGAAAATAATATTACATTCTATTCCATTCTAGGTAATCATGACATTACCTATCGTAATACATTAGAAATTAATTCATCACAATTACTACTAAACGAATATGATAATATAACAGTGTATGACGAATTTGTCACAAAAGAATTTGATGGCATTCCAATAGACATTGTTCCTTGGCTATGTGATGATAACGAAGAAAGTATAAAAGAATCAATAAAGAACAGCCGCTCACAGCTTTGTATTGGACATTTTGAGATACGAGGGTTTGAGATGGATAAGGGCAATATTTCACAAACAGGTATTGACAAATCTCTTTTATCCAAGTATGATATGGTTTTATCTGGACATTTTCATCATAAGTCAGATGATGGCCAAATATTTTATGTTGGTACTCCAGGTCAAATGACATGGGCAGACTATAAAGACCCAAGAGGTTTTCATATCTTTGATACGAACACAAGAGAATTAGAGTTTATACAAAACCCATTTGAGATATTTCATAAGATAAGTTATGATGATAGGGATAAAAGTATTGAAGACTTCAAGAAATTTGATTTTACAAAATACCAAGATAGCTATGTAAAAGTAGTTGTACTACATAAACAGAATCCATTTTTGTTTGATTATTTAACTGATAACTTATATAAAGCTGGTGCAGCTGATATAGCTATTGTCGAAGACTTTAATGATGACCTCATAGTAAATGATGATGATATCGTTAATCAAGCTGAAGATACAATGACTATATTGTCCAAGTATATTGATGGACTATCTCTCAATGTTGAAAGCGAAAAACTTAAAACATTAATGAGAGAATTATATGTTGAAGCATTACACACGGAAGAAACTGATTGATTATATTTAGAAAAGTAAAATGGAAAAATCTATTAAGCACAGGTAACCATTTTTCAGAAATTGATTTAGATAAGAACATCAACACATTAATTGTTGGTGTCAATGGTTCAGGCAAATCTACCTTGCTTGATGCTTTGTGTTTTGGTCTATTTGGGAAACCATTTCGTAATATTCCAAAAGGCAATCTTACTAATTCAATCAATGGCAAAAACTGTGAAGTAGAAGTAGAGTTTGATACTAACAATAAATCATACAGAGTTGTTCGTAATATCAGACCTAATAAATTTGAAATATATATTGATGGTGAATTACTAAATCAAGATGCTGCTATAAGAGATTATCAGGAACAACTTGAGAAGTTCATATTAAAAATGAACTATAAATCTTTTACACAAATAGTAGTTCTAGGTTCAGCCGCATTTACTCCATTCATGCAACTATCTAATAATGATAGGCGTGCTATAATCGAAGACTTGTTAGATATACAAATCTTTTCTGTAATGAATAAAATTACAAGAGAACGATTAGGCAACAACAAAGATTTATTAGGTGAGAAAAGACACAACATTCAATTGACACAACAAAAATATGATTTTGAAGAAAAACGAATAGGCGATTTAAAACAAAACAATGAAGACAAAATAGATGAATACAACCAAGATATTCTTACCAATGAAAATAATATCAACAATCTCACTGAAGAAATTGAGACAATTGGATTACAAGTCAATGAAATTCAAGAGGTTGTTGCAGGCAGACTCGAAACAGAACAACGAGTAAAACAACTCAATCAGCTTGAAACTCAAATAGAAACCAATTTATCTAAGTATAAAAAAGATGTTGACTTCTTTGAACACAATGATGATTGTCCAACATGTAGCCAATTAATTGAGAATGAATTTAAAACAGGACAAATAGAAACTCTTAAAAGTAAGATTACTGGTTGTGATACTGGTCTAACTGAATTAGATACTAAAGTAACCGAAGAACAATCCAAACTCAATGTCATCTCAGAAAAACAAATAGAGATACAACAACTGCAGATTAAGACTGCAACAAACACAACATCAATTACTGAAATCAATAGATACATTGCTCGTGTCAAAACAAACATCGAAGAATTACAAAACACAAAAACAGTTTCAGAGATAGAAGAACAGAAGTTAAGTGAACTCAAAACAGAAATAGAGGCCAAAGAAACTGAATTTAAAGAATTGCTTGATGATAAAGAATACTTTGAGGTAGCAAGTGCTTTACTTAAAGATACTGGCATCAAAACAAAAATTATTAAACAATACTTGCCTGTGATAAACAAACTAGTAAACAGCTATCTGGCAAAACTAGATTTCTTTGTAAACTTTACTCTTGATGAATCATTTAAAGAATCAATTAAGTCCAGATTTAGAGATGATTTTACATACAACAATTTCTCTCAAGGCGAAAAACAAAGAATAGATATGGCACTTATGCTAACATGGCGTGCCGTTGCTAGACTAAAGAATTCTACTAATACCAATCTACTCATACTAGATGAAACATTTGATTCATCATTAGACGCTACAGGCGTTGATGAGTTACTTAAGATTTTACATGAACTAGATGATGTGAATATTTTTGTGATATCACATAAAGGCGATATACTACAAGACAAATTTCAAAATATAATTAAATTTAGTAAAGTTAAGAACTTTTCAAGGATAGAAAAACATGAGTGATATTAAACAGTTTGATGATACAACAGTAGTTACTGAACCAGGCATGACATTTAGCTACAATACAGCAGAAGGCCTTGGACCAGAATCAAAAGAAACCCCAACTGAAGAGGTAAAAAAACTCAGAGATGAACCATTAGATTTATATGATGACCAACTTCCATTATTAAGTGAAACGATGCCGGTTTATGATGAAGCTTTACCTAATGCTAACATGAGAACACTCATAGCAAGAATGAAAATGACCATGAGAAAGTTTGGTGGTATTGGATTATCAGCTAATCAATGTAATGTGTCAACAAGAATGTTTTTAATTTCACATCTAGGTGAAGAGATGGTTTGCATTAATCCTAAATTGATTGCATTTGGCCAAAATGATATTAAGCTTAACGAGGGTTGTTTATCTTTTCCTGGTCTAATTCTTTCTGTAAAGAGATACGAAGATATTGATGTTGAATATCAAGATGAGAATGGCGAAACGGTGAATAAACATTTAGATGGAATGTTAGCAAGATGTTTTCAACATGAGCTAGACCATATGAACGGAATAAAGTTTACCTCACAAGTGTCCAATCTTGTGTTATCCTTAGCAAAGAAAAAGCAGGATAAACTAATGAAGACTGAAACAAGAAAACAGAAAAACAATTTTAAATGGAACGAAGTGTAAATGGCAATTGATTA